ATATACAATATGTAGTATAATTGAATAGAGAAACCTTTAGGGCGCTACAAGATAAAGGTAGCGCCTTTTTGTTTTATGGTGATTATATGGCAAAATACGACGAATGGTTACAGGATGAAAAGTTAATAATACTGCAAGGATGGGCGCGTGATGGGCTAAGTGAGGAACAAATAGCGCATAATATGGGGATTGCACCGCCTACACTCAGAGAATGGAAAAAGAAGTTTTCTACTATTTCTACCGCCTTAAAAAAGGGTAAGGAAGTAGCAGATTTTGAGGTGGAAAACGCCACGTTTAAAAACGCCTGTGGGCATACGGTAGAAGAAAAGACAATAGAACGTCGGTTTAATAAAGAATCGGGCGAATATGAGTTAGTGGTAACTAAGATACAGGAAAGATACATACCACCGAACCCGACAAGTCAGATATTTTGGTTAAAGAACCGTAAACCCGAAATATGGAGAGAAAAGCAGATAGAGCAACCCGACACAACCGCAATAGACAAGTTAGACGGCATTTTGCAAGGATTTGAGGAAATAGCGAAGAATGATACAACTATCACACAAGCAGAATGAGTTTATAAGAGAATCCACGCACAGATACAATTTTAAGTCGGGAGCGGTCAGAAGTGGTAAAAGCTTTGTTGATGTATCTTATGTAGTACCCAAACGATTAAGAGCGGTTAAAGACGAAAAGGGGTTAAACCTTATTATAGGCGTTTCAAGAGATACCATAGAACGAAACGTACTAGAACCCATGAGGGAGATATACACGGATAAGATTGTAGGCACTATAAACGCTAAGAATATTGCTATGATAGCGGGCGTTCCTGTTTACTGTTTGGGAGCAGAAAAAGCAAGTCAAGTAGCTAAGATACAGGGTAGTAGTGTTAAGTATTGCTATGGTGACGAAATAGCGAAATGGAATAAAGACGTATTTACCATGCTACAATCCCGACTTGACAAGTCCTATTCTGTTATGGATGGGGCGTTAAACCCCGAAAGCCCAAACCATTGGCTTAAAGCGTTCATGGATAAGCCCGACATAGATTGCTATGTGCAGAAATACACGATTTTTGACAATCCATTTTTACCGCAATCGTATGTTGACAACCTTTGTAAAGAATATGAGGGAACGGTTTTTTATGGGCGTTACATACAGGGAGAGTGGACGCTTGCAGAGGGGTTAATATATCCCAAATATCAGATGTGCATAGAGGACGCGCCAAAGGATAAAAACCCCACGGCGTATGTACTTTCTATAGACTATGGAACTATGAACGCCTTTTCTTGCGGTTTATGGGCGAAATACGGCGATATATGGTACAGGATAGACGAATATTACTACAGCGGTAGAAATACAGGCATACAAAAGACAGACGGCGAATATTTAAAAGACATTGACGCGCTAGTGGCTGAATACCCTGTAAAAGATGTGCAATACGAGAAAATAAAAACAATCATAGACCCAAGTGCGGCAAGCATGATAGCACTTTTAAAGAAGTCGGGGCGGTATCGCGTAATTGAAGCAGATAACGCCGTTATGGATGGAATAAGAGAAACCAACACGGCTATGGCGGACGGTCTGATAAAAGTTACCCCAAAATGCAAAAATTGGCTTAAAGAAGTACAGGGCTATGTATGGGATGATAAAGCCGCCGAGGATAAGCCTGTTAAGGTAGACGACCACGCTATGGATGATACAAGGTATTTTGTTAAGACAATGAAGATAACAAAGCCTAAATCACAATATACGCCATTATATATGTAAAGGAGAGAGGAAATGCGAACATATCAAGATTTACTGAGCGTTCCTACAGGGAACGTCAACGAACTAATGAACTTTGTGAGGGATGTTATCAACGAACACAAGGCAAGCGCTGAGTATAAGGATGCTGTGAACGGCGAACAGTACAACAAGAAGCGCAACAGCACTATCATGAAGTATGAAAAGATGCTGACAAGGTTAGACGGTCGAAAAGTTATTGACAAGTGGAGCGCAAACCACAAGACCACAAGAAACTTCTTTCGATATTTCACCACACAGCAGACACAGTTTCTTTTGGGTAACGGCGTTACATGGAACAATGACACTACAGAGGATAAGTTAGGCACAAAAAGGTATAAGTTTGATACACAGCTACAGAAAGCGGGTAAGAAAGCGCTTGTACAGGGTACAGCCTTTGGCTTTTGGAACTTAGACCATGTAGAAGTGTTCGGCTTAACAGAATATGCGCCCCTGTATGACGAGGAAAACGGCGCACTTATGGCGGGCGTTAGGTTTTGGCAGATTGACAACAACAAGCCACTCAGAGCCACCCTTTATGAGATAGACGGATATACGGATTTTATATGGGGTTACACAAACGAACAGCATATAAAGGTAGACGAGGGAAAGGTATTGCATGGGAAGCGCCCGTATGTGCTGAAATACAAACAGACAGAGGCAGACGGTATGCAGATTTACGACGGCTACAACTACCCTACATTTCCTATTGTGCCTTTCTATGCTAACGAGGATAAGCAGAGCGAACTTGTAGGCATACAGGAACAGATAGACGCATACGATTTGATAAAGAACGGCTTTCTTAACGATTTGGACAGCGCTCAACTATTTTGGCTGTTAAAGGGCGCGGGTGGCTCAGATGATTTAGACCTTGTTAAATTCCTTGAAAGACTTCATACCACACACGCGGCGGCAATAGACGATGACCAAAGCGCAGAGGCGGTAACGGTAGACATCCCCTATGAGGCAAGGGAGAAGATATTAGACCGCTTAGAGAAAGACTTGTACAAGGATTATATGGCGCTTAATATCGACGAAATCAAGGGCGGCGCTGTGACCGCAACACAGATAGAAGCGGCATACGAACCCATGAACAGCAAGGCGGACGAGTGGGAGTATTGCGTTAACGATTTTATACAGGGCATTTTAGACCTTGCGGGCATTGAGGATGAGCCTACATTCACACGCTCAATTCTGATTAACGTAAATGAGAGCGTTTCTACAGTTCTTTCCGCATCCGAGGTACTTGATACCGAATACCTCACAGAAAAGGTATTAACCCTGTTAGGCGACGGCGACAAGGTAGAGGATGTGATAGAAAAGATGCAGAACGAGGAAGTAGACAGGAACTTGGGCGGAGAGGCAGAAGAAGCCGACGAAGTAGGCACAATGTTAGATGATGTGATAGAGGGGCTTTAATATGAAACAGGGCTACGATAAGGCTAAAGCGCATGATTACTACATGAAACACCGTAAACTAAAGGGCAAGCGCCGCAAGGCGAAGCCCAAAGTTTCGGGCGGACAGGTAAAGAACAGGAAGAATAAGAGCAAAGGGATTATCAAGATGCCACAGAATACAGCACTTGCCACCAAGAACAGCGGCGGTAAGGCTGTAAACGGACAGGATAAGAATTTACAGCTTTTACAGGCGAAATTAGCGGATATTAAGGAAAAGGCGAAGAATTTACCGCCCGAAAAGAAAACGGCGCTTAAATCGGCTTTAGTGACGATTAGAGGCAAGATTAAAAAGAGGTAAGGCATGGACAGCGGATACGCGGAAATGATGCACGAAGTTGATGTGTTGGAGTATCGGATAAATCAGCACTACAGACAGGCAGAAAAGGAATTACAGGAAAAAATAAACAAATATTACAAGGATTTTGACCGATTAGACCAAAAGAAACGCGAACAGGTGGCAAAGGGAGAGATTACCGACGCAGAATATAAAACGTGGCGGCAAAATAAGATTATGGCGGGTAAAGTATGGGAACAGCGGAAAGATGTTATAAGCCGCGACCTATACACCACCAATTATAAGGCGCGTAACATGGTTTACGACGAGTTACCCGACGTTTACGCATCCGCTCACAATTTCGCCACATATCAGATAGAGAACGGCGCTCACATTGACACTTCCTACACCCTGTATAACCGCGAAGCTGTAGAAAGGCTTATAGCGGATAATCCCGACATGATACCGTATCAAGAGATTAACAAGGCAAAAGACATATCTTGGAATAAAAAGAACCTACAGGCGGTTATGATACAGGGAGTGCTACAGGGTGAGAGCATACCGCACCTTGCTAAGAGGCTTTCAAAAACCGTTGTACAGAAAAACAGGGCTTGCGCTATCAGAAATGCCCGTACAATGGCAACAAGCGTTTACAACGGCGGCAAAATGGACGCTTTTAAGCGGGCACAGGCGTTAGGCGTTGATTTAAAAGTGCGTTGGAGAGCGACTTTTGACGACAGAACCCGTGACAGCCACAGACGGCTTGACGGCGAAGTGGTAGAAGTCGGACAGCCGTTTTCTAATGGCTTAACGTTCCCTTGCGATATGGATTGGCTACGGGCGGCGCAATACGGCATATCCAAGAGCGAAAAGGTTATAAATATCTTTAAAGAGAAATGCGCGGAAACAT